GCGCCTGCATTCGCACCATTGTTAGCGTTACCGCCAGCCGCGCGGACACGAAGGCCCGTGGCCTTGTCTGCATCGGTATAGAAATAGTCAGGATAATACGTTACAGAACTTCCTCCCACTTCCGTAGGCATGGAACATAAACCCTCAAAGCTGACGCGCTTAATATAGCCTGATTGTTGCGGACATTCGGCAACCTTTTTAAGTCCCTCTACACTGTTGGGGTTGAAGTCCGCCGCCATACTCTTTGCGACAAACACTTCGGTTTTTACGCCGGCTTCCTGCTTCACTGTCAAGCCGCGCACAAAGCGGAACAGACTTCCATAACCGGCGTGTACCAGTCCAAAGAACACCGGCACGTTGAATGTCTTGTATGGTGTTTCCTGGTTGTCTGCGCTCTCGCTTGCAGGCAGTGAGTAGGGAACCAAGCCTATGCCGTCACCCATTTTAAGGCCAGCACTCGTAGGGACAAGTGGATAATTACCGTTATAATCTGCCCAGTCCTGCCAACTCATGGTTGTAACTCCGTCGCCGAAACCGCCCTGATACAAGCCGTCGGCATCGCGTTCAGCCTTGTATGCCGCCTGTGTGTTGCGGTCGCCCATAATGACAAGCAACAAGATTTCAACGGCCGCCTGTGCCACGAACCAGTTGGCCTCCCACCCGTTGCCGCGCTTACGCGCATTTGTGCCGAATGCCGTTGTACTCAACACGGTTGCCGGCATTCCAAGCATGGTCGCCTGCGGCGTATCAAGTGCCGGGTGTTTTGATTTGTCCGTGAGGGTTAAAGCCGAACCGTTGCCACCCCTGTATCTCTCATCGCTACTGATTACGGAACACAGTTTGTTTTCGGTGCGGTCCATTACACCAGCCCCAAGCCACGATGTTCCGCCCACTGGTATGCGGTAGCTGGTGCGCCCCTCAATAGGCTTCAGGGTAATGGCATAATAGCTGCGTGAGCCCTCGCGCCATGTGGTGAAATACCACGGACGCGACCAGCACCACATGCACTGTCCCATTGAGCCGTCAAGTGCCGCAGGACTGCCGTCCTCAAATCGCGTGCTGTCTTTCGGGTCAAGCTTGCGCATGGTGAGGTCGTCTGCCACCAGATAGCGCCCAAGTCCCAACGTTTGGGGCAGCTTTTTCAGTGCGTCAAGCGAACCGAACCAGCCGGCTGCTTTGGTTGTGCTGTTGTCCTCATTCCACCAGCGGCCAGCTATCGGGTTGCCGGCTTCTGCCACGGCTCGCTCCAGCTCCATGCGCCGGGTTTCGCCCGTCTCGTCCATTACTTCAATCTGCATAGCGCCAATGTCGCCCTCCGCAGGGTCAAGCTCGTTGATGCGCTTGCCATTCTCAAAGGCTGCCAACAACTGCGTCAGCTTCGCCTCCTGTTCTTGTGTAAATGCCATTTTAATTACTATTTAATGGGTGTTTAATAATCGTTGCTGTATATCTCATAGTCTTCATCACTCACAGCGCTGATGCTTACCGCCTGATAGTTGGCCTCGGTCATTTGCGTTGCAGAATAACTTTTTATTACTATTTTTGTAATGTCGAAAATGTCAAGGAAAGTGCTGTGCACTTCCAGTGGTTTCTTTTCGTCCAGAAACTCGCGCAGCCGGCGCAGTTCCTCGTCCGGGTAGTCGTCTGTGATTACGCCGCCGCGCACCGCCTGAACGCCCACCACGATGTTTACCGCCCAGTCACCCTCGTTTATGTATTCTTTCACCGTGCCGTCACGCCCCACAAGGTCGGTGCACACTATGCGGCGCTCGCGATTTACTGCCGCAACGGCGTCCGTTATCTCAAGCTCTGAGCCGTCCTCCTTGCGGAAAATGAGGGTGCAAAGGGCATAGCGACCCTCCCAGTAGGCGCGGTCTGTTATCGGGGCGCCGACTTCGTGGGTGGTCATATCCGCGCCGCGTCCCTCCCAGCTCGGGGCTTCGCCTGTGCGCCCCGGCTTGAACCTTATTAGCGACTTGGCGGCGAACTGCGCCGTGCCAACCGCCATAAATGATATGCTTACCGGTAATTTCATTCTGTTGCCAATTGGGTGTCGTTGAGCGCGCCCAACAAAGCTTCAAGCACTCGCTCCTTTATCTGCTCGGTGCCCTCGCTTATGGTCGCGGTGTGGAGTTCTATGCGCTCCACCAGCTTGTCAATGTTTATGGTCACGTTGCGGATTTTGCCCGCCCCGCTGTCGCTGCTTCCTCCGCTCGATGCGGTGGCTGTGCCAAGGCTTCCGCCTGTCGGATCAACCCTTGGGACGGTCACTTCCGGGACGGCTGCACTTGCGCTGTTCGGGGCTGCTTTTTTGCCGCTCTTGTTTTTGCCTTTCTCTGCCGCTTCTTTCTTGGCGGCTTCGCTCATTTCGGCATCGTATGCCTCATTGAATGCTGAACCTATCTGCTTGCCGTAATCTGAAAACCCTGCTTTCAGTTTGTTCAGTGCGGTGGATATTCCGGCGGAGTCAAGGTTAAAGGCGGCTTTGATAAGGTCGCCTATTGCACCGAATGTCTGTTTTGCAAGCTCGCTGATTCCCGTAAAGAAGGCTTTGAATGCTGCCCATGTTCCTTTCAGCACGGCTCTGAACTTTGCCGATGTGTTCCAGAAATATGCGCCTACCGCAATGAGGGCGGCAATGGCTGCCGCCACCCAGCCGATTATCGGAATGTTCATTATCGCTACGCCCACCGCTCTGCACGCTGTGGTCGCCGTCGTGGCGAATATCCCGAATGAGGTTGATGCAATGCCGGAGAATGTGGCTGAAGCGGTGCCGCCTGTTATGAACGACAGCACCAGTGCGCCCAATCCTTTAAGGGCGTTGAATATGCCCACGGTGGCAAACTTTATCAGGGCGATTGTTGCACGCCCAATGTTGCCTACGAAGCCAAGCGATATCATGTTGCCGGTGGAAAGTGTGCCGTTCATCAGCGCAATGTTTATTGCAGCGGTCCTTATCCAGCCTATCCAGTTTAGTCCCTTGACCCACATTATTCCTTTTCCCACAAGCATAATCAATGGGGTCAGCTGCGCTACTGGCATTGCCATATTATAGAGTGCGCCAGCATATAAAGTCAAATCCCCCGTAGCCTGGAATAGTGAGATTTTAAGATTCTCGATTTTCTGGTTAAATGCAGCCTGACGCTCGGCATAGCTCTCCATAATAATAGCCGCTTGGTCTGTTGCGCTGTTTGTCCCGGTTACTGCTTGCGTAAATCCGTCAAGCGCCTCTGTGCCTTGAATCAAGGCGCGGGCTGCGTTGGCATTCTCCACGCCAAAGAATTTTGACAGCAACGCTGAGTCGTTCAGCATCGGTTTAAGCATTTCGAGGCGCTCTTTAAGGGTTTTGGAATTGTCCCCAAGTGCTACGACATCGATGCCCGCTTTTTTCAATTCCTCCGCGGCTTGCTTTTCCACAAAGCGGCCTTTTGACAGTTGCCCAAGCACATTGCGCAAGGCTACACCGCCCTCGCTGGCTTTCTTTCCTGCTTTGTCAAGCACTTGGATAGCGGCGGCGGTTTCCTCAAAGCTCACATTTGCCGCTTTAGACGCCATTCCGCACTGTTGCAGAGCTTCCGCTTGTGCCGGAAGCTCTGCCGATCCCACCTGTCCTGCTGCCGCCATTACGTTCATCATGCGTGCCATTTCCTCACTGGCTGCCATCGGGTCCTCCAGGCTTACGCCATACTGGTTCATGGCAGTGGTCAGTACCTGTGCGGCAGCCACGCCGTCACCGCCCATCAGCTTGCTTGTGGTTTGTATGCAGTCGCCCATCGCACTGAGAGCTTCGGGGTATTTACCAAGTTCCGGGCTTAACTGTGACAGGAGCAGTTTGTAACCCTCCACGGCTACACTGGCATCTGTTCCGAAGGTTTTAGCTGACTGTCTGGCAAAGCCCTCAATCTGTTTTAGTCTGTCGCCTGTGACACCTGCAACAGCACTAAGGTCGTGCATATTGCGGTCAAGGGCTATGCCTGATTCACTGAATGCGTCTGTTGCTTGTTTTATACCATCAATTGAATTTTTGACTAAATCAATACTGGCAAGCATCGTTGTTAGTTTACCGATGCGGTTCTGCGCACCGGAAACTTTGGCTGAAAAGTCCCCGGTTGCCGTGCTCATGCCGTTTATGGTGGCTGTATAATTGCCTCCAATATTGAAAATATAGTCAAAAACGCTCGCCATGTCAATTTTATTTATTACATTTGCAATGTGTTACAAGTACATAGTTCTATATGCTGAGTCTTTTAGTTAAAATAATCGGTTACGGTGTCTTGATATTTGGTGCGTTGGGCTTTGTGCTCTACATCATTGACCTGTTCCGTTATGCCTTTTCTTCTAAAAAAGGCTCTGGCGCACCGCTTCCTTGGTGGGTTTTCTGGCGTCCTTAACGCTGCCCATTTCCAAACAAAGACGATATCATTTCAGCATGGTTCCTGTTGCGCCAGCGTTCAAGCCAAAGTGCCTGACTATAAAGCGCAGCCCATTCCTCTGCCGTTTCCACCGCATCGGGGTCTTTATGTAGATTCGCCCGTATCAAGGCGCAACCCTTGGCAAACGTGTCTTCGCTGTCGTCGTCCGCAAGGGTGTGCGCCTCTACAAGTTTTTTAGGCTGCCCATGCAACTGTTCATCAGTTTTCCGAGCTGAACCTGCACTGCCATGAAAAGCACGGCATCTGTACCCAGTTCCGCACTTCCGCCCAGCCAACAGTTGTTGAACATCACTTTGCCGGCTTCTACCTCGTCGGTCTTGGAAATCTTTGTCATGGCTTTTATGGTGGCGAAGTCAGGGCGTTTGAAATAGCCTATATGGGTATCCCCGTCCTCCACTATATCTATGCGGTAAACCTTGCGGTGCTGGTTTTTCCACGCCTCGATCTGCTCGGGGCTTACACCCCCGTCAAATGTATGTGCCTGCTGGCTTTTCTCTTTTTCTTCCATATCGTTTAATTGGTGTTTAATATTTGTTTTTTGGACTGCAAGTGGCCGTTAAGGTATGAGGTCTTAACGGCCGCTTATTCTGTTGTTCCCGGCTACTCGCCGCCTCCCCACTCTATGTGTGAAGGCACAAGCGGAAGCTCCACCTCCTGCCCGGTGTCGCCCTCTTTCCATTTTCGGCTGTTGCCTGAAAATTGGCAGTTGCGGATTTTGTCTTTCGTTATCACTCCGCTGTCGGGCAGATACTGCACGATTATGTCAAAAGGCGGAAGGTCCTGCAACCTGCCGTTTGTTGCCTGCGCCTGAAGCGCCTGCACTTCCTCCTGATATAAAATCAGTTTAGCGTTAGGGGTGATGCGTCCTTTTGCACGTCCCACAGGGTGACGGCCGGCGCCCCACTTGTTCACGACTTCCTGTTCGTCGCTGTACTCTATACCGACAATGCCGGTAACAGGCACGCCGCCGATGAGGATAACAATATCAGCCCAGGCGCACAGCATGCCATTGACCAAGGGTATGCCGTTGTTTACAATACTTGCCATTTCTGTTTGTTTTTGAAGTTATACGGTCTTGGAAAACCCTATCTTTATGTTGATATGGCGGATTACAGGGCTTGCCACATTCTTGATTACTATGTCTATGCGGCTGGTGCTTGCCACGTCCTGCTCGGGGTCGATCTCGGCTTTGTAGCCGCTAAGTTCCCCGGCACGCTCCATGTCCTCGAGTGCATGGTTCGCCACAGTTTCAAGGTGGCTCACGCTATAACTTTCCAGCTTGCCGCTTTCGGAATCCACATAGACATTTCCGCCAAGCTCAGGCACGATGTAGGTGCGCACGCCGCGCACTGCCTTGTCCATAGTGCGCACACTCTCAATGGCTGCGTAATCGCTGGTGGCTTCGTCCATTGTGTGGCTGTCGTTCATATAGCTTCCGGTCTGTCCCGGCTGGGTGACAAAGAACAGGTAACGCGACTTGTCAAGCTGTTCCACAAGAGCCTTGTCCAAATCCCTGTAAAGTGTTCCGTCACTGAATGCCGGCACGCTTATGCCGGCCGGGAACTCACGCACCCACGCTATGCACTGGTGAACCTTGGCGCGGCTCAGAAGCCCCAGAACTGTACCCAGTCCGCTGACGCTGCTCTTGGCGGCGTTGCCTTTGTCCTTGTAAAGCGTCGCGCCTGTGCCGCTGCCTGCCTGACCTATAACCACGCTCACGCGGTTCTTGCCCGTGCCTGCCGCAGTCTGCGTTATCTGCTTCACATTTGCCACTTTCGGGGCATATAAAATCGACAACTCCGCCGCCTGCTCTGCCAGCGTGTCGCCAATACCTTGCAAGGTGGTGATGTCGTCGGCGCTCATATTGCGGTCGCCGCACCATACGCCCATCTGCCTAATACGCCCGTCGGCATAGTTCTGCACGGTTTTCAATTCGGCAAACGTGTAGGCATCACTTGCCCCGCTCGGTTTGGCGAACAAGCCCACATACAGGCTCACAGCCGGGTTGGTGCGGTAAATCTCGCTGAGGTGATAGTGTACCACCTTGACCGCCCAGCTGGCGGCATCTGCTGTAATCCCTGCCGCTTCGGCTGCGTCTATTGTGGAAAGTGCCTGCACTCTCTCGGTCTTGAAGCTCTCCGGGATTTCAACATCGGGCAGATATGCCACAAAGCCTGTTATATGGTCTTCGCCCTGTGCCGTCTTTGGCACATTGCCGTTTGTTCTGGCTATGGTTAGTTTAGTGCTCATTCTGCCGTTACTTTTATAAGTTCGCTATTTTTGAGGTTCACGGCGTGCGCCTTCGCGTCCCCCTCCAAGGGGAAGCACTGCCCGTCGTCAGTCACCCACACCTGCTCCAATTTGTGCAGCCTGCACGCTTCACGCCCTACGGCTTTAAGCATAGCCGGAGCATTCTCCTTTGCCGTTTTCTGCGCCTTTGGCTTCTGCGCGTTCTTCGGCTTGGTCTCTTTCTCTGCAGCCGGCTTTGCTTCCTGGACAGGCTGCGTGATTTTTGTATTTTCTTCTGCCATGTCGTTTATCGTTTTTTGAGTTTATAAATTATCCAGCCTGTCACAGCCAGAATGATGATTGCAACACCGCACATAACGCCATTTTTAATGCGGTCCCAAAGGCTCGGCGGTCGTTCTGCTTTTACCACCACTTCCGCCAGCTCACCACCATTGTAGGTCTGTTCCTCCTTGATTTCGGTGTTCACTTTGGCGTTGTATGTCGTTGCTTCGCGGCTCACTCCGCTATGGTCGGTGCGCTGCCTTATTTTGGCTTTCAGTGGGTGCGCGCCGGTCTTTGGGTCTGGGGCAGCCCCTGTGTCATAGATTTCAATCTCCGTGACCGTGACAGCCTCCGTGTTTTCCTCACGGGTCTGCTCTTGTTCCTGGCTGCTCTGGCTTTCCTCCGTCCGCGTGGCTGTCTCCTCTGTCCGCGTTTCCTGCTTGCCGCTCTCCAGCACTTGTCGGGAAGAGGAGCAGCTCGTATTTGACAGGGCAGCGCTCAACATGAGGACAGCCCCAAATGCGTTCAAGCGCGACATTAAGCCGTTGTACGTCATTCCTTAATTTGTTTATTTCGTCCTGAAGCGGCGGGACTATCGACTCCATAAGTATGTCGGAAGCCTTGCGCACATTTTCAAGCTCGTGGCTTTTCACTTCGGCGATCTTGTCTTTCAGCTCCGCACGGAGCTTGCCGACTTCTGCCTCATACTTTGCACGCTCAACTTTCCTGCCTACCCACGACCCAATCGGGCCTGATACCGCCGCGACAAGCGCCGCTACTATGGTAGTGATTATTTCGCCGCTCATTCACGTTATTTACTGTTTTATGCCCACTTTCGTAAGCCATGTTTTTACATTGAAACTCGGACACGCCTTGTTGGCAAACTCATTGTGTCCGTGCACCGTTGCCCCGGGGTATCGTTGTAGAAGCTCTTTTACAAGTTTCACAAGTGCAGCCTCCTGCGCCGCGGTGCGCGTGTCCTTTCCTTTTTTCTCCCAGTTCGGCACTGTGCGGGGCGGGCAACCTCCCACATAGCACACACCGATAGACCGGGTGTTGTGTCCTTTGCAGTGTGCACCGACCACCGATTCGGGCCGCCCGGGGCGCACCTCTCCGTTTAGCCCTATAACATAGTGATAGCCTATGTCTGAGAAGCCGCGCTCAAGGTGCCATTCCCTTATTTGGGCATTGGTGAAGTCCTCGCCCTCCGGGGTGGAGGTGCAGTGCAATATTATCTGGTCAATCTTCCTCTTGCTTGAATCCATTCAGCTTTTGCAATTATGCGCCCGGAGCGCTCACGATTGCTGCACGGCTCTTGGTGTCCGTCAATGGCAGACAAATGCCCCACTGGCGGAAGTTCACAAGGTTGCGGTGATACAATGGGTCGTTCTTGGCATCGCTGTGGTAGAAGCTTGTTGAGCCGTAGGCTTTCATCATTCTGCCAGCATAGAATGCCACTGAAGCGCGGGCATCACCTGTCGCAACTGTTGCGCCCCATGCTTTCTTTTTGCCGGTGCTCATGGTGTAGTATGGCGTGCCGTCATATTCGTAGATGTCAAAGCCATACATGCGGCAAATCTTGCCCTCAACCTGGTTGATGTTGTAATGTTCCTTGAACTTCTGCTCGGTCTCCAAAAGGTCGTTTACGTGGTCACTGCAAAGCACAAGTATGCGGTCTTTCTGGGGTATGCCCATTTTGTCAAACGCGCGTTTGAGCGCCAGAATGTCGTTAAATGTCATTTTCAGGCGTGTGCCGTCACTTGCTCCTGTGGTCTTTATTACAGGCGCGCCGTCCTTGTTTACATCTGGGGCGATTGCGTGGATGGCTTTCTGTGCTATCTTCTCGCGCAGAGCGTCGCGGTGGCGCTCCTGCACACTTGCCATTTTGTCGTAACTTAGGGCATGGAGTTCATCGTCGGTCACCGGCGTTGCCTCAGTGTCGAATTTATCAAGGCTGATAGGCTTGTCCGCGTCTGTGAGGGCTGTAATGGCAAGCGGGTAGCTCGTGTTGTTCACAAGCACATTCGGGTCGCCGCCCATTTCCGTGAAGTGGATAACGTCATTTTCCACATACTGGTTATAGCTGCGAATACGCTGCATCCACCCAAGCGCCTCGGGGGCGGTGCGGAAAGTCTTGATCATCTCTCCTGTCCATATTTCAGTCAAGACACCGGCACGCAGTGCGCCATCCGGGGCAAGCTGTCCGGCTGCAAGGGCTACAACATTGCCCGCCACGGCTCCCACTCCGGCAGGCAAGCCGGCTACTGCGGCGAGCACTGCCCCCGAAGCGCTGTTAAAGGCAACCGCACACACCATACAGAAAAGGGCGCAAACTGCCTTTTTGATAAAATTGCTTTTTGAGTTCATTATTCTAATTTTTATAGTTTGTTAGTTAGTCTTTCAGTTCTGGGCAATCCACGCCATACTCGGCTTTGAAAAGCTGGGCGTATTTTGCCGGGTTCTCTTTGCGCATTGTCAGCAGTTCTTTTTCTGGAACTTCACTGAGCTTGGCATATTCCTTTGGTGCTGCTCCAGCTCCGGGGCCGCTGGTCTTGCTAAGGTTGATTACTTCGGTGGGCTTCTGCTGCACTGGCATAAGCTTCAATGTCGCAGTCAGGTTATCCAGTCCGGCATTTTTGCCAAGTGCGATAAAATGGTCGCGGTTCTCCGCCATGATTCGCCTTTCAGCTATGGCGTTATCTACCGCCGCCGTCACTGCTGCAAGCTGGATTGTCTCGACCTGGTCTGCTCTCGTTTTGAGCAGGCGCAATGAAGCCAGTGCCTGCTCCTCGGTCGCTGTTTCCGGCAGACCGAGCAGGGTTAAAAATTCCTTGTTCATCTGTTTTTCTATTTTTTGTTTATTACATTCCTCTCCCTCGCGCTGCTCGGGGTCGGCGTTAAGTTTCAACATCGGTAATGACTTGTGCTCCTCTCCGGCTGCAAGTGTCAGAATCTTTCCTGATTCATAGAGCTTCAGGGCTTCGTCATTGCTGCCTATATCTACTATGCTCACCTCTACCAGCTTTGAGCGTGTCACCGTGGCGCGTGTCTGTCCGTCAAACGCCAATGATGGGTCGTCGCTCACCTCCAGCAGTTCCAAACCGGCAGAAGCCATGCGCAGGAAGCCGTTTTCCCATTTGCTCTGTATCTGCTTGGCAAACGGGTCGTTCTGGTCAAATACCGGGGTGCCTATAAGCCTTGTGCCGTCAAGCCGCAGATTTTCTATGCGTCCTATTGGCCCTGCCGTGTCCTGGTAGTTCCTACGGTGCATCCATAGTAGCACGGGGTTGCGCCTGTATTGCTCCAAGTCTATGCCTGCCGTAAGTATGCGCGTGCCGTAACTGTTCACGGCCTCTGTGGATATTATTACTTCGTTCATTCGTCAATAAAAATGAAGCCGGCACACTCGCGGCGCCGCAATGGTGTGGAGGGGTGGTATGCGCTCGGGCGCCGGCTTCGCTAATCAATCTTTCTTACCATTTGTTGCGGAGGTGGGAATCGAACCCACGACCTTTGGGGAATGAACCCAACGAGCTACCGCTGCTCTACTCCGCGAAATCGTTCTATGGCGCAAAGTTGTGAATGTTTTACAGCCCTAACAAAAAGAGTGTAAATCTTTTACACTCTTTTTTATTATGGGGCTTTTTTGAGCCAATTTTGCAACAGAAAACGCGCCCGCAGTGGGTGCGCTATATGTCTTAAAACTGTTTAGAATATGAATGGCAACAAAAAAGGAACTTGAAAAGATGCGTGAACACGCGCGACTCCTCTTTATGCAGGGCGAGCCTCAGAAGGTCATTGCGGAAAAGGTGGGCGTGTCTGCACAGACGGTGACGAAGTGGGTCAGCGACGGAGACTGGCAGGCTGCTCGCTCTGCGGCAAACATCACACGCCCGGAGCTTGTAAACAAGATTTTGAAAAGCATCGACGTGCTGGTTGAAGACCTCGTGAACGAGCCAAGCCCGGAAAAGACGGCGGCAGCGGCCGACAAGCTTGTGAAGTTCTCGGCAACTATCGAAAGGCTGGATAAAAAAACTTCTGTTGTGGACATCATAGAGGTGTTCATGGCTTTCAGCAAATGGCTGCAATACCGCATGACCTACGACCCGAACGTCACCCCGGAGCTTATACAGACAATTAACAAATATCACGACCTGTTCATCAGTGAACAGCTCCAAAAAACTTTTTAGCACATGGCAACGAAAGCGGAAATAATCAAAGCACAGGAACGTTGGAAACAGCACTGCGAGACGGTGCAGTCTGCAACCGCCGTGAACATCAATGAGACACAGGCGCAGCGCCTTGCCCGCATTCGCCGCCTGCGCTCGGATTATGCCGCTTTTGTCGATTACTACTTTCCGCACTGGACTGTAAACCCGGAGACAGGGAAAGCCACTCCGTGCGCACCGTTCCACGTGTCTGCCGCCAATGCGATTTTGAAGGACCGCAACATTAAGGCGGCTTTTCAGTGGCACCGCGGGGCGGCTAAATCAACCAATATGGACGTGTTCGTCCCGATGTGGCTAATGGCTCAGGAACACCGTGAAATAAATGTAATGGTGCTTGTAGGAAAGAGTGAGGACAACGCCAAAACACTGCTGGGCGACATTCAGGCTGAATTGCAGTATAATCAGCGCTATATACACGATTTTGGGGAACAGTACAACGTGGGCTCTTGGGAAGAGGGTGAATTTGTCACACGCTCTGAAGTCGCATTTTTCGCACGTGGTCGCGGTCAGTCGCCGCGTGGTCTGCGCTACCGCTCGCACCGTCCAGATTATGTGATTATTGACGACTTGGACGACGACGAGCTGGTGGAAAGCCCCGACCGTGTAAACAAGCTGTTTGACTGGTTGCGCTCTGCTCTGTTCGGCACTCTCGACGGCGGACGCGGGCGCTTTATCATGGTCGGCAACTTAATCGCAAAAAATTCCGTGCTGGCGCGGTGGTGCGACATCAAGTCCGTACACGTTACCCGTGTCAATATCTATGACAACCGTGGCAACGTGTCTTGGGCTGCAAAATGGACACCGCAGGAAGTCAAGGACATTGAGGCGGTTGTAGGTTATCGTGCATTTCAAAAAGAATATATGAATAACCCGATTATCGAAGGTGCAATTTTCCGTAATGAGTGGATCCGCTGGGGAAAACGCCCGGCGTGGTCCAAGTTCTCGGAAATTGTCCTGTATATCGACCCCTCGTTCAAAGGCTCTACAAAAAACGACTACAAGGCTGCCAAGCTTTGGGGCAAAGCCGGCACTACACTTTACCACCTCCGCGCTTTTGTCCGCCAGTCCTCCGTTGCCGAAATGGTGCGGTGGTGCTACGACCTCTACGAGTGGACACGCGAGCAGGGCATTGCGGTGCGCTGGTATATGGAAGCCAATTTTATGCAGGACACCATCCTTGATGAGTTCCGCCGTGAAGGTGAACTGCGCGGCTATCAGTTGCCGATTACAGGCGACAAGCGCAAGAAGCCCGACAAGTTCCAGCGCGTGGAAGCCATTAGTCCGTTGTGGGAGCGCGGTTTCGTGGTCTATGACGAGACGCAGCGCGACGACCCGGACATGCTTGCCGGTATTGACCAGACGCTGGCGTTTGAAAAAGGAATGCGCGGACATGACGACGCCCCCGATGCCGACGAGGGCGCAATATGGATGCTGCAACGCGACACGCGCACAAAATCGTTTACCCCCTCTTTCGGCAGGAGGACTAATGCAAAAAATGTATCATGGTGATTATTGACTACTTCCGTGCCTGTCTGTTTGACTGGCGCAAGAAAAGGGCTATAAAACAAGCCCGCAAATCCGCAGAACTCTACCGCAAAAAGTTCCTTGTGTTGGTGCACAACGGCCGCCCGGTCTGCGTCTCTATGCAGGGGATTAGGAAACTTATAAAGCAGCACCGTTTTGCACCGGGATTCACGGCGGAGAAAGCCCGTCAAATTGCAATTTATGAAGCCAGACCCTCTAACACTTCCGCCAATGTTTCTCACCGTTGATGACTACCGCCCCGTATGCGACCAATACGAATTTGAGCAGATAACGCAAAATGAGGACATACGCCTTGCGGCTGAAGCTGCGGCGGTGGAGCAAATATCCTCTTATCTGCGCAACCGCTATGACACTGACCGCCTGTTTTCTGCGGTCGGTTCATGCCGCAACCCTATGGTCGTGCAGTGTGCGGTAAATATATCGCTGTGGCTGATGATACACCGGCTGCCGCAGAACATGGGGCATGAGCGCCGCGAATGCCTCTACAACGATGCCATCAAATGGCTGCGCGATGTCCAGGCTTCAAAGGCTTCGCCCGACTTGCCTGTCTATGTCGATGCTGACGGCACTACCGACACGCACAACCCTATACGCACTGGCTGCATGAAACCTAACCGTTACGACTATTAAAGACCAATTAAACGTTGTTTAACCGATGTTTCGACTATGTGCCAAAATAGAGATTAAGGGCGACCGTGCATGGTCGTTCGACTTCGTTAATGCCGTGGAGATAACCCGCGACACTGAGAAGCTCACGACAGAAGCCAAAATCACAATGCCCAAAAAGGTGAAGTGGGACAAGGCGGACAAAATACCGGTTAAGCGCGGTGATTCTGTCAAAATATCGCTTGGTTATGACGACAACCTGCAAACGGCTTTCGTGGGCTACGTCCGCGATGTTGGCTTCAAAACGCCCATTGTCATAACTTGCGAGGATGAGATGTTCAAGCTGAAGCAAATGCCCACCAAGAAAAAAGCTTACCGCTCCGTTTCGCTTGAAACTTTGCTGAAAGACCAAGGTATCAGCTACCGCCTTAACATCATGGGGGAGCAGGCACTTGGAGCTTACAGGGTGACGGCCGACACTGTGGCTGCTTTGCTCGGCAAACTGTCTGAACAGGGCATCCGCTCATTTTTCCGCTATGAGGACGGCGCACCGGTGCTTTATTGCGGGGTGTTGTTTGAAAGGGACACAAGACCGGCACAGGTGTTCAAAACAGGGCTGAACATAATTTCAGACCAAAGCTTGCAGCAGCAGAAGGCTGAAAATATGCGCCTGCGCGTTAAGGCTGTCAGCCTCATGCCTGACAACAAAAAAATTAAGGTTGAAGTGGGCGATGCCGACGGCGAACACCGTACACTGCACACCTACAACAAGACTGAAAGCGAGTTGAAGGCATGGGCGGAACAGGAAATAAAAAGGCTGAAACGTGACGGGCTTACTGGTTCGTTCACCACTTTCGGGCACACCCTTGTTGATTGTCTGGACGCTATCGGCATAGTCATAGACGGGGTGAAATCCGGGGTATATCAAGTCAAAAAGAATATTGTCAAATACGGCGATGGCGGCTACCGTCAAGAAATAACCCTCGGGCTGCGCGTCGGCTAAAATTTATTACAATGGCAAATATAAGAGATGCTATCAGACAACTTGCACAGCTGGACGGTGAAACGGTCGCCCTTGTTTGTGTGGTTGATGAAATAGACAAGGCAAAACGTACTGTGGACTGTACGCCGATAAATGAGGGCGCACCGCTGCTCGGTGTTAATCTGCAAGCCAACCAGGGCTCTGACTTCGGGGTGGTCATTTACCCCGAAAAAGGGGCTTTTGTTGTTGTCGGCTTTGTGGCTGACGGCGCTGCCGGGGTGGTGCTTGCCACAGACAAGATAGAGTCCGCAGAAATCGTGATCGGTGAAACCTCCGCAGTGATTGACGCAGACGGTTTGCGCGTGGACACTTCCAAAATGTCTGCACATATCAATGGGGAGGACATTGTTTTCAATGAGGGCAAACTGGACGGACTGGTCATAATCCAGAAGCTCACCGACAAACTCAATGAGCTTAAAGATTCAGTAAACGACCTCATAAGCAAATACAACAGCCACACGCACACCACTACGGCGACTATCGGGGCAAGCCCTACGGTTGGGGTTATCAGCCCCACCACAAGCTCTGCTTCTCCGGCTAAGCCTTTCAAAAAAGACGATTACGAAAACACCAAGATAAAACAATGAAGATTTTAGGACTCCAAACTGATACGGAAACGGCGGACTTGCTCGTTCATCAGCGCGCTGCCGTCGTCGCTGAGGCTTCCGGCTTCATTGCCGAAACTGTCCTCCTTGCCGCTCCGGGCGACTTTAAGGAAGTTCCCTTGCTCGGGGCGGATGCGCGGTCCATGCTTGCGGCCAACCGCGACCCTTTCTGGCCAGGCAACACAAAAAAAATGCTGCGTGCTGTCGGGGTCGATGTAGCCGCAATAAACGTTGCCGACACCGGCGTAATCACAATTTCATAAGCTATGGAAATAATAGTAAAAGACCGTCAAACGCTGCTTGACATTGCCATTGCCACCTTTGGCTCGGCATCCGGGGTTTTCGCTTTCGTAAGGCGAAACGGCATATCCCTGACCTCCGCACTGAAGGACGGGCAAGCACTCACATACGAAGCTGCCGACATTATTGCACCGGCTATACGCGACGCATACGAAGTGGGCGGAATATCACCTGCCACCGACATTGACCGCACAAGCTATCTGCGGCTATTGGCTGCCACCGGGTCGCCTTTCAAATCGGTTGACGGCATCAATGCCGGCATCCCTGTCGATTTACCTGCCAGCACGTTTGAAATTGACCCGTTGGAGGAGGCTCTTTCTGATGTTGTTGCAGGACGCCCACCAAAAGAGAACACGGAAATTCACCTTACGCGTATTTTTCAAAATCCGTTTGATGACACATTCGCATAATTTTAATATTTACAATAATGGAAAATCTTACACCCATAACGCTGCCGCAGCTTGACGTTGAAGCACTGGCGGAACGCGCCGCCACCATACGCGATGCAATAAATGCCAAGAGCGTGTCAGCGCAACAGGTAGGCGCATTGTTTTACGACTTGGTGGAGTGCTGCGGCAATGTCCGTGACGCTCTTTCCCTGTTCATCAACTCAAACCTGCCTGAAATTCAGCAGGACATTGACCGACGGCTCGCCGGGGTTGATTCTGCCGTTGAAAAAGCAGCCGCAGAATTGCAGAAGTCAGAAGCAGCACGTGCGTTGGTGGAATCCTTGGTGGCTTCGCTGTCGTCTCAGAACCTTGCCGCACCTCTCCGCATCGACATTCGCCGCTGCCCGGGTTCCGTGACGCTTACCAACGCTATGCGCCCGCGCATTGATGCAGCCTTGTTCCCCCGCTTCGGGCTTGGCTCTATTTTCTTTTACGCCGAAAACTCCGCAGCAAGGATTACGCCTGCCGGGGAAATTATCCCTGTGGAGCCAGGCACCGCCCGGATTTATGCCGTGGCAACTGGCGACACGTCCATTTATCAAGCTTTGACGATTGAGGTTGTGCCACCACGCCTGCGCATGGCTGACGGCGACACGCTACGCCTTGACGCAAAAGGAAATTTAAGATTTACGTAATGGAGCAGGTTAGACACATCAACTACAAAAGCGACTTTGTTCTCCGTGAACGTTTCCGCGACGGTTCGGGGAATATCGTGGCTTTGCCCGATGTGGATTTCACATTGGAATACAGAACCACTCACGGGCGCAGGTTCATTGCTTCACGTACAGGCGGCAAGTATGAGAATTGCACCCCTGACGGTGATGCGCTGCTGGTCATTTTCAAGAATCACGGTCTTTGTGAAGGTGATTTGACCAGGGAACTGCACCTCTGCCTGATTAACGACCTTATGCCTGACGGATTGCAGAACATATATTACCCCGAAAAAATCAACGTGCAACTGTGGCACCTTGCCACCGACACGGAGAAGGTAATTGAATGCGACGCCTTGGCTGCCTACACCCGTGGGCTGCCGTTCACTTATGAGGACTTCACCGCTGAACAGCTGGCAAAGCTCAAAGGGGAAAAAGGCGATCCGTTCACATTTGAGGATTTCACGGCGGCACAAATTGAATTGCTCCAAAAGCCTGCGACTGATGCGGCAACCTATGCCAATAAGGCTGCTAATAACGCCAACGATGCGACCGCCAACGTATTGAAGCATGGGCAAGAACTTGCCGCCATTTCAGAAAAGGCGGTGACTGATTGCTCCGCTGAAACGCAAAAGGCTAAAGCCGCAACAACTAATGCTGAAACTGCTGCTAAAAGCGCACAGGATGCGGCAGTGGCGACACAGACGGAAAGGGTGCTGACCGAGCAATCGCGGCAACGGCTTGAAAGTGTGGCTGCTCGGGCGGAAATGGCTGCACAGCCAATAGCAACGGGTCTGCGTGTGAATGTTCCTGCATATATAACAATCGGCAACCCTGTGCCGCGATACGTCGCGGCAGAAGTATTGCCGCTGTCAGCCTTGCAGAACATCATTTACCAGACTAACGGAACGGCGGCTGACATTGAGCCTAACGGACGTATTGTCCCCCGTGAACCGGGCACTGAGCGTGTGCATGTCATTCCTACCGTCGGCACCATGTTTTACAAGACCGTAACCATTACGGTTGTTGCCCCGGCGCTGAGATTATCCTCTGCCGGCTCACTGCGGCTTGACGGTTCGGGCAACATTCGTTTAACTTAACATTCAATATAATGGCAAATTTCATTACAAACATACGTGACTGGTTCGACCGTCCCACACGGTCGGAAATAATGACACTTGCACGCAAAGCGTCAAGCAAACAGGGGCTCAAGCTCACGGCTCAACTGCTCCAGCAGACCGACACCTTGACTAAAAAGGACATTGCCGACTGGCGCAGTGCCCACCAAATGGCGATTGATTACGAGAACCCGAACCGCTGCCGGCTTTATGACATTTACGCTGATGCCGTCCTTGATGCACACCTTTCCGGCTGTATCGGGCAGCGCAAAGGCAAGACATTGCAAAAGGACTTCCGTCTTGTAGGGACTGACGGCAAAGAGAACACGGAAGCCACAGAACTGTTACAGCAGGAATGGTTCACGGACTTCATGGACCTTTGTCTTGATTCCAGGTTCTGGGGGCCAACTCTCATACAACTTGGCGACATTATACACGATGACAACGGTATGCGTTTTGACGGCGTGGAGCTTGTCCCACACAAACACGTAGTGCCGGAATATGGGGTCGTTGTACGTTCACCAGGCGACGATTGGCACAGCGGCATTTCTTACACTGACGGAGACTTTGCAAACTGGGTTGTACCTGTCGGCAAAGGTCGTGACCTTGGGTTGCTGCTGAAATGCTGCCCCTCCTGCATATCAAAAAAGAATATGCTGGCATTCTGGGATATGTTCGGTGAAATCTTCGGTCAGCCGATGCGTATTGCCCACACTTCAAGCCCCGATGAAAACGAGCGCCGACGTATTGAGGAGTCGCTCCAGAATATGGGTGCAGCGTTCTGGTCACTGTTTCCGGAAGGCACCGACATTGAAATCAAGGAAAGCAGCCGCGGCGATGCTTACAATGTCTATGACAAGCGCGTTGACCGTTGTAACTCTGAGCTGTCAAAAGCAGTGCTGATGCAAACCATGACCATTGATTCGGGGTCCTCTCTATCACAGTCAGAGGTCCACCTGGAAATTTTTGAGCGTGTCACGGAAAGCGATGCCGCAATGGTGGCAAATGTTGTAAATGGAAGGCTGCTGCCGCTCATGGTGCGCCACGGCTTCCCTGTGCAGGGGCTACGTTTCCAGTGGAATAACGCGGCATCATACACACCTGCGGAACAACGCGAAATTGAGCGTCTGCTGCTGGAGTATTACGAAATTCCACCTGAATACTTCACAGACAAATACGGCGTGCAGATTTCGGGCGCTCGTGAAGCCAAGACACAGCCCGACCGTTTTTTCGACTAAGCCCCGCTCCTGATGCCGGGCTGCGGGGCTCTTATCTTGCGTTTAATCGCGCTTTGGGTGATTTGTATAGCGAAGACTTGCTGCGGCTTGCAGAGGGCGACTCACGCCCCGATTTTGACGACACGGCATTCTTTGATGCTGCCGGCATGGTCTATAATGCCGGTGGGTTCGATGCGTCTATGCTAAGCACGCCCGAAGCTCGCAAGATGATTGAGGAAACGCTCCGCATACTTAAAACCGGCATTGATTCAGGTTTGCCCGTCGATGTGCCGGAAGTCCTGCGCTATGCCCTTGAAAATAATGCTTTCATTTTCTCGGGCTTCAAGGCTTTCCACACTCTGCGTGAGGTGGGGCTGTCACTGCTCACCGACAAGGGCGAAATAAAGCCGTTTGAGACGTTCCGCCACGATGTGGAGACGGTAAACAAGCGTTATAACCACAACTACCTCTATGCGGAATATAACCACGCCGTAGGGTCCTCGCTCATGGCGGCGCGCTGGCATCAGATTGAAGCCGACGGCGACCGTTACGACCTGCAATACCGCACGGCTCAGGACGACCGTGTGCGTGAGGATCACGCCATTCTGCACGGCACTACGCTGCCGCCGTCCGACCCTTTCTGGGGCAAGTATATGCCGCCGAATGGCTGGAACTGCCGGTGTACTGCCGTACAGGTCAGAAAGGGGAAATATCCGCTTTCAGACCCTGCGCTGTCTATGCAGAAGGGCGACAACTGCACCGAAGCGGCAAAACAGCAGATATTCCGTTTCAACCCCGGCAAGGAGCTGCAACTGTTCCCACCTAAACACCCGTATTTCAAAGGGCCAAAAGCGGAGCCTCTGAAACAAGCCATCGACGGTTATACACCTGCGGAATGGACACCTAAAACAGTGGCAGAAGCGGAGCAATTTTTTCGTGACAAATTAGGGGTCAACTGCTCACTAAAAGGCTTTACAGCAAAACAAATGGAACAAATACAGGCTATATACCGAAGTGCTGAAAGGCATTTGGCATGTTACCCCGAACTAAAAAAGGCAACACAGTATGTCGGCACAATTCAAGGACGCGTTGAACTGCTTGTACAAAAGAAGTTCAAAGAGTTAAAAGATAACCCCAGCTATGCAAGCCTTGGGGATACTTATCTTATGGATTACGCAAAAAAATGGGTTAAAGGCTATAAAGTCGGACCCTCCAAAAATGTGTATGCCTATTCACATGGGGCTTTCAGCGATTGGGGACTCGCTGGCATTGCTTTTAATACTATGTGGAAAGGCGATAAAATAGACACATCACTCGCAAGCGATGTAAAAAGCAAATGGCACCCAGTCGGCACAGGTACATTAAAGGCTGTTTTTGACCATGAACTCGGGCACGAAATCGACCGACTCATTGGATTACGTACCAATTCTGACTTTTTGAAATTGTACAATGAGGAAAGGGCAAAAGGCAAGGAACATATTGTAGATAACCTTTCCTCATACGGCTATAAAAATTCAGCTGAATTTATTGCCGAAGCATGGTCGGAATATCTTAATAACGAAAAACCGCGACCTATTGCGGTTGCGGTTGGAACTATAATTAAAAAATTATATGCAGAAAAATATCATACTTCAGGTTCTACGTCAGAATCGACATAAACGCGCATTGTGTCGCGAGGTCTTGCTGGGGTGAATACATAATCGCCTTTTTGCCCCTCAAATATATGGTCGTGGCTCTCTGCGCCGTCTTCCACTATCTCAATCGGGATAATATCAAACGCCGCACAGGTTAAGCCTTTTATAAAGTGCTTGCAGTGCTCACACATATAAGGGCAATCCTCTATTTTGTCCGTAATTTCTGCCATACCGCAAAATTACAATTTTTATTTGATTAAATAACAATTAAACACCGAATAAATGCTCAACGCCAACGAATTAAAAGCCGACATACTGAATGATATGCGTGTCGAACTGTCGGAAGAGTTTGACCGAAACTTTGAGCGTAAAGCTTTTTTCTCCGACAAGTGGAAGCCGCGCGCACACGACTACCCGCGCGGCTCTTTGCTCATTGTAACCGGTGCTATGCGTCGCTCCACGCAGGGAAAGGTTGAGGGCAATGGTGTGCGGTTTTCCTCCTCCCTTGCCTACGCCTCCATACATAATGAGGGCGGAACTGGCTTTAAGCCTGTCAAATCACATCAGCGCAAGTCAAGGAAAGGCAAAATTTACACGGTTCGCGCACATTCCAGAAAATTCACTATGCCAAAGCGCCAATTTATAGGCGACGGACCCGATACACAGCATCTTATTAAGGGCGTAATCGACGACAACTTGCAGAAGTTCAATTTATCATTAACCAGTTTCATAAAGAAATGAGAAAAGCGATTTTTTTAGCCATTGCCGATGCTCTATGTCCGGCTAATCCGGCTGACCCAAAAGCCGACACATCAAAGAACATAGTCCCTTATGTGGACCTGTGGAATGACCAAGTAAACTTCCTCGGTGGCGGGTCTGCTTTTGAAACGCCTGCCGTATTTGTGGAGTTTGAGGAAATAAACTGGCACCAACAGAATGCCGGTGCACGCCGTGGCGATATTGCTGTCCGTCTCCACATCGTCACCCGTGCTGTGTCAGCCCATGGAAGCCATGACTCGCGCATGGCAGAAGTTCTTGCGGTCTTCGACCTTATCAACGACATTAACGCTGCCATGCAGGGGCTGCGTGGCGAAGGGTTTGCAGGATTCCAGCTCACCACTTCGGCTACAAACCACAACCATGCCGAACTTGTAGAAAACGTGGAGCGCTTGGTCTCTTCTGTGCAGGACTGCTCCGCAATGCGCCACACCTCACGCATTGTCGGCCTTTCTGCCGCCATTGCAGACCACAGATAACAAACAACACACCCCCGGCGGCTCTGTGCCCGTCGGGGGTGTCATTAAATGCCCAAATCAAAAAGTGTGGGGGAGTTGTCCTGCCGGGAATGCTGTTCACTGTCCGGGTCTATACCCAAGTAGCTTAGGTAAGTGCGGTAACAAATGCCAAACTCGGGCTCAATCCAGTGCCGCCACACGGCTCTGTAACATTTTGCCTGGTTCCCGGCTTCGTAATGTAGTGCGGTGAGCGCTTTGATTTTTTTTGCTCTCGCTATCGTACTTTTATGCCGTCTGCTCATTGCCATTTGCCCGATTTTTAGTATTTTTGCACAATCCTTTTACATCGGGCGGCGTTTGTTTATTGGCTTCTGGCGAATGGGCTGCGCTGCTTTTTTTATGCGCCTTTTTCAGCGTCTGTTTTCCCTGTTTCTACCACATCTACATCTGTTATGCTCAGCGGAATGTTGCGCCAGCCGTTGCTCGTTGTCTCATCGCGGTACTGCGCTCGGATATATCGGCGTGTTTCAGTAGGCATATAGCTTTCTTTTATGATTTTCACGCCCTCTTTGAACTGGTCGTTGTCGCTCTCATCTGCCATTCTCTCCAGTTGGAGCACGCGGCTTGCGTTGAGGTTGCCCTGCTTGTCCTTGCTCAACAACCTAAGCACAGTATTGACAAGTGCTTTTGTCTTTTCGTCTGTGGCAAGGCTCTCAATGTACTTGCGCACCATTGCGATACCTGTTTCCGCCATATCGCCCCAGCCGTCAACAGTGTTTACACCAAGTGTCAGGCGCAGGTTGCTTTCTGAATTTGTGAAAGTATGACTGAATTGTCCATCTTCCTTAAAGCCCACGACTTCCGCTTTCATTTCAAGGACTGTTTGGAAATTGCTGAACACCGTGTCCTTTACCGTCCGAATGTCCTGACTGAGCCTGCGAAGCTCCGGAACGGCTTGTGCCAGTTCCTCATCAATCACTTGCTGATAAGTCACGCGCGCTGCCTTGCGGCGTTCTTCCTCCTCTTTTTTCTTTTTGTCCGCCTTGAAGGCTTCCCATTCTTCCCGCTCTTGGGCGGTCATTGTTACTTGTTCGCTCATTTTTTAATGACTTTTAATTAGTTATTAAATACTGTTTAATTCGCCTTTTATCCCTTTACACCGGCGCAGTGTCATTCGTCGTAGTCGTCTGAATCGGGCATTGAAAATTCCAATAATCCCGCTTCGCTCTCTGCCCATGCCGCAAGTTCCCGCAACAGTTCAATATATGCGTCCTGCTCCAAATGGGCTGTTTCTGTCTTAATGGTCTTTTTCAACCATTCAAGCTCTTTCATGCCATTTCTATAATTATTTATTTAACCGTTCATTCATCAGCTTTATGCGCCGTGGCAATACCACAGAAATGTTACAAACTCGGCGACACTCGCCGTCCTCTTTTACTGGGTAAGGGTTGTTTCCCCAACCGTTAAACTCTTTGCCACAGATGCAGCACACTTTCTTTTTCTTTTTTGTTTCCATATCGCTTAATTATATGTCGGGTCAATGCCTTTGCTGGTCGTCAGTGCCTGCACAAGCATAGCCCCGGCAAGCGCATCAACGCTCTTTTTGTCTTTTGTCTTGTTGTTGAACGCAGCTATGAGGTTGCGCAGACGTTCACGCGGTATCTTGTTGAAATCACTGTACCCGCTTGCGCGCATGGCTATGCCTTTGATGAGCGATATGCCCTGTTTCTGCCCTGTTTCACGCAACCAGCCGCCTATTGCGGCAATCACCTGCTTGCGCAACTTGTCAAGCGATGCAGTGCCGTCCTTATGGTTCACCTGCTCACTCAACTTAGCGCAGATGTCAATCAGCTGGTGTTGGGTAAGGTCTCTGCTGCTCTCAACGCCCCAGCTTGCCAAAACGTCCTTTTTCTGGTCGTCTGTCATGCCAAGCACGCTGCACAAGGTGTGGAACTTTTTAAGCAGCCCACGGTGGATCTGGTCCATTGTTCTATTTTCTGTTGCCATTGTCTTTATTTTATTTGGTTCAACCAATATGCGTCGGCGCCCTCTTTCCATATTATGAAATCTTGCCCGCCCTCGCCTTTGTCGGAGTCCTCGTAACGTGTGGTCACAAATGCCTTGTAACCCTCCACTCTGATTTTTATTTCCGCGTCATAACGAATTGATGCTGCAAGGTTTCCTTTGGGTTCACCATGATTTTCTTGGCTTATAAATATGAATAGTTTATCGGGAAACTCATCTTTTAGTTTGGTATAGTCATTCCATTTCCAGCCGTGCAGATATTGCACGCTGTCAATAACCACTACTTCGGGACTTTTTCGCTTGCGTAGCCTTATTCGTAGGTCTGCCATACTTTCCTTGTTCAACAGTATGATATTACTGCCGGCTTCTGCCATATTCACGCGCTCCCATGCCTTTTGCAGTGACAGGCTCAACCCCTGTTCGAGCGAATCATAAGCCACACGGCGGAACTTGCACAAGTACTTGCAAAGCATCAGCAAAAAAGTAGTTTTACCGCTACCACTGCCGCCGAAAACCAGCCAAGCCCCACGCAATTCAGGGCGACCGAAACTCGCCAAAAATGGCCCGTCAAAATCGGCTGTCTCAAATTGTGCCGCCAACACGTTTTTATTGCTTATTGCTCTGCCCATACCACATCAAATCTTTGTTATTTTTCTGTCTTTCATCATGGCACCGCAGAAGCCACCACAGCGCACTGTCTTGATTAGTGCCATTTGCTTACACTGTATCTCTGCCGGGGTGGTACCTGTTATCATCACTTCGATAAACCGGAAGTGCAAGCGTGTGCACAGCCTTGCTGTGTAATCCACTGGCAAACTGTTTTCAAGCCATTGCCAAAGTGAAGCCGGCACCGCTTCCGCCTCCAGTCCTATGCTGTATTTATACATTGCTTCCGCTTTTTCTGAACCAACCTGTTATCGTTCTCACACATTTTCCCACGCAGTCCAGAAAGCCGCTAAAGCCGTCTTTATCCACGAGCACCCGTATCAGTGCTAACGGCACATAAACCACATACAGCACGCATACACAGCCGCCTGCAATGGCAAACTGCAATGACACAAGCGCAGACCTCAATGCTTTGCTTTTCATAATGCACCTCCTTTCAATGTCGCCCATACGCTGCGTTTCACGCGGCGAAGGTCGCCCTCGCTTTCGTTTATAATCCTGTTGATACCTTTGTTGTCGTTCAGCCCGTTGGCTACGCACACGGCTGCTATGTCCTCGCTGTTCAGCATCGGGAGTTTCACAAACTTACGCCCTATGCGGCTGTAAATCTCCGCATAGCCTTTGCGGTTCAGGCGCACACCTCGTTCTATGCGCTTTTGTAGGAAACTGGTGGCGGTCAGTATTATGCCGCAATGTCCCTCAAGTTGGTTATATAGGCTTATGAAAAAGTAAAGCACCTGGTCAGTAAGCTTGTCTGCTTCGTCAAGCACGATAAGGGGCGTGTCCTTGCGCTTCAACGTATCAACTATATCGTCCATCATCTCGCCCACAGTCGTACCGCTTACGCTCACGCCCATGCACTTCAAGAGCTTGCCCATGAATGTGCGGCGGTTCCAGTATTCCGAACAGGTCAGGTGGTAGGCGTTGGCGTGCCCGGCTGCATAGTTCTTCACTGCCTCGGTCTTGCCGCTCCCCGCGTCTCCTGTCACGGCAAGCACCAGCGAGTCGGTCTGGGCGTTTGTCAGCGTGAATGTCATGCACTCGTAGGCTTTGGTGTTCACCACCTGCCAGCCCTCGGCTTTACCGCCTATCTGGGCGGCTATCGTGCGCCACATCTCATCGGCTATTGTGTCCCACTGTCCTGACAGCGCTTTACTGATTGTGGCGCTACTCACGCCGTTAAGGCTGTTTGCTGCTTTGTTCTGGCTTCCTTTTTGGTCGCAGTATGCGCGCAGCCGCTCGCAAATCTGTTGTTTCTGTTCCTTTTGCATCGTTTAATTGTATTTAAGTCGTTGTTAAATCAGTATTTTAGAAAATTGAGTAATCATCAGCGCGGTAGTCGCTTGTGTCGGTAGCTGCCGCCCCTTGCGGTATTACAGGCACTTCCACGGTCTTTATCTCCAGTGCTTCCACTTCTTCCACAGCAAGGCGTTTGCGGCTGCGCTGGTCTTTGTGCTGTCCTCTGCTGTCTGTCAGCAGCAGGCGGTCTTCGATGCTGCCGCGCAGTGCCGGGGTTGAAGCAATAAGCTGCTCGGTGCGCTGATAGTGCGCGGCTATCCGCTCCGCTGTCTGCTTCTCCAGTTCCTTGTTGAAGTTGTTCACGCGCTCCAGCTGCTCATAATCACCCGGCTTGCGGTCGGCAAGCGCCATTGGCTGCACATACTTTTCTGTGAGCATATAGCGGCGTGTGCCGTCGTCATTCACGGCAAGGACTTCGCTAAGGTCGTCGGGGTCATACTTCACAGTCCAGCGTTCTGCCGCGTGTTCGCGGAATGTCAGGTCGAAGCAGTCATAATCGCGCTTCACGCCTAATATGGTCGGGCGCAAGCCGCAGCCCTCCAATGCGTTTTTGAAGCCCGTTTCTGCCCCGAAATTCAAGAGGTACTGTTCGCGGCTCAATGGCAGGCGGCGTTCTGGTGCCAAGTTCTGCATGAGTTCACGGAATTTATCCACTTTGCTCATGCGCTCCAGATACATGATTTCATCTATCTGCTTCCGCACCCCCTGTTCATCAGGGAAGCGGTGGCGCAGTTGGTTCAGCGCCTCGCTGTTCGGTTGCTTCTTCGGGTCCGTTGTTACTCCGTAACCGCTCCAGTTGTTGAACCTGTTGCAGAAAGTGGTGTTTATGTAGTTGAAATATGACTCCACACGCTTAGCTTTGGCGTTCTTTACTCTTGCCGGGGTCAGTTTATCACCCATGACAGCATAAAGCGGCGACATAGCCTTAAATGCGTAATGGTCGCATTGTATTTGGTTGGATCGGAGCATTTCCCCGAACAGTTCCCGGCTGTGGATCGCAGCATTGCGCAAAGCCTCTTTTATCAGTTCCGGGCATTCGTGTGTGCCTACAGCGTAGCCTATCGGGTAATCATTGCAGGGGTCAAGCACTACCACCATTGTAAGGCGGTTGGTATAAGTCGTTACATTCCCGCGCCTGGTCTGCTTCGTGTCCTGGTAGAGCAGTTCCACGGTCCAGCCGTCAAGTGTCCACATCAGGAACGGAGCGGTCGGACGGCTGCGTTTCACCTGCATTTCCTTGTTGTTGCGGAAGTTTGACACTCCCAAACGCCCTGCACTCACCACAACGTCCATTTTTTCGCGCCATACTCTCACGGCTGCCGGGGTTATCTCTTTCCAGCCTATCTCACGTGCAGCATGGTTGTAATACTCTGCCACGCGCACATCAGAAAGGTTGTTGTGGTGTCCCAATATTGTTGCAAGCAGGCTTTCTTGGTCCTCTGTCACAACCTTGCCGGCATTGGAGTTCTGATACTTGCCGCTGATGAAGCACACATATCCCTGTTCCACATATTCGGCAAACTTCATTTGCAACCGCCTTGCGCTGCGTGGTAGTGAGTGAGGGAAGCGGTCTGCAAGATATTCAAGCGAATTGGCTGCCTTGCGCCAAAACTCACCAAGTGGCACGCGCTTGTTGCCGCTCCGACTGCGCTTGCTTTGGCAGTCCTCGATGCAGCGAAGGAAAGCGTTCATGATGGCGCAGTTGTTGGAGAGTTCCACCTGCTTCACTTCTGGCAGGTTTCTACCGTCAGGGAGCTTGTAGTCTTGATAGAACAGCAGGGCTGCGCCGTCTGGCTCTATTGTGTCCATAAATTCTTTGCTGTCCGCCTGCTCCTGCAAATCCGGGTAACGCTTGTAAACCTCCGTGCGCCACTTCAACGGCAGACTATCAACAACAAACAGCGCTGTACGGCCATTGCCACCTTTGCGCACCTGCTGCACCTTCCCCTTACGCACAAGCGCATTGAGGTTTGCAGTCGTGATTATGCGCCCGGTCAGCTCTGCGTGGCTGATACATATTTGTCCGTTTATTGTTTCCATACTCAAAGGCTTTCTGCCATTAGTTGAATTTCTGAAAGTTTAGTTACACTTACATTCTCCCAATTGCCTATGTGGTCACCTTTGCGATTGTACGCAACGACATCTCCAGTGCCTTTATCAACCTCCAACTTAACACCGTTGTCAAAGTTCTGCACCATGAGCTTACGCCCGCCCTCTGTGATATTATGCAGCGTCTCGCATACAGGGCAGTGGTGCATCGGTTTTCCGTGATAGTCACGCACGGCGACATATCTTACTTTTCTTGCCAGTTGGGAGTCCCGTCGGTAGGTAAGTGCCATATACACAAACGTGGGTGTGCACTTGAATAGCTTTGCTAACTTAGTTTCAACTTCTTTACTTACGTCAATGTAACGCTTTGATGTTGTGTCCATATCCTTTT